TGGTGTTAGTATATAGGGTAATATTTAAGAAAAAAATATTTAATTTCTAAATTTGGGCAAAGACTGGGATCACTGGGATCAGTAGCACAAAAAATTATAAAAAAGAACAAGTTACGAATGTTACCGTCTCTTGGTTCTAGCGGTAACGGTTACCGAAGTCTGGTAACAAGGGGCTTTCCTTCCTTGAGAAAGGTTGTAAGTCATTGATAGTAAAGGTAAAGAAAAGACTTGTGTTTATCTGGGAGATGCGTATAATTATTGGTGTTGGAAGAGTAAACTTTAAGAAAGGAAAAAAAATGACAATATCAAGAACGCTAATCCAAACGAAGACTGTGCCATCTTCTTATATGAAGTATCGATTGTGGCAGACAGACCATTATCGGTATGAAATAGAGATGATTCATCGAAGCACTGCGTTTACAAAGACCGTTCCATTGAATCTTATGGCATTCGAAGAGGCCTGTGAATTGTTCACATACAATTGTTATGAGGACACATTCAGAGCCGCTACCACAAAGAGACCTCATCTAATGGACGTTGTCGCATGAGCAGAAATATTAAATTAATAAAACAAACTTTAAGAAAGGAAAAAAAGATGAACAAGGTAACAAGATACGCAGTTAGATTAGAGAACGAAGTTGTTGGTCAGGAAGACGCTGACTATTTACATGGGGCGCACAGCCACAAAGGTTATGCTTGGTTAGCTACACAAGCGATTACACTTGACTCTGAGTTTGCGACTGAAGAGGACGCAATTGCTTTCGCTAAAGATTGCATGAGCAAGGTAAAAGAAGAAGACAGACGTAACTATGAAATTGAGAAAATAGATTACGGTTTTGCAAGCAGCAAAGGTTGGTCTGATTCAGAGCCTTACGAGATTGTCAAAGTGATCTCAGACAAGACTATTGAGATTAAAGCAATGGACGCAAAGCCATTGGCTTGGAAGCGTGACTTTCATGCAGGCGGTTTCTGCGGTCATACCTCTAATCAACGCGACCAGAAGTGGGAGATTGTAAGCAACGAGAATGCCGTTACTTTTAGAATTCGCAAAAGTAAATACGGACAATGGAAATCTCGTTGTGGCACTCGCTTTAACTTAGGACAACAACCTTACAAGTTCTACGACTACAACTTCTAAATCAATCGGGGGCGCAAGCCCCCTCTTTAAGAAAGGAAAAGGAAAAGCAAATGGAATTTGAAGTAACAGCAACAATAGAAACAATACGTGAGGTGACAGGCACAATTAACGTAACGAAAAAAGATGTGGTTGATGCTGGATTCTGCAAATCAACAGAAGACGGAGACTCAACCGCTTGGTATGGTTACGTTGGTGACTTCCTAGAGTCAGAGTTTGAGCCTGAGTCGAGTGAGTATGGCTATTCCCCCTCTGACATAAAAAATGTTGACGACGTAATAATCTCCGACTCATGCCATTCAATTCTGATAGATTGGTAAAATCAATGGGGCGCACGCCCCCTTCTTTAAGAAAGGAAAAGCAAATGGAATACACAGAAGACGACCTTTATGAAATATGGTCAATCCTAATTGACGAGACAAGCAGCTCAGAGATGAGAGCGATGTCGTTTATGGAGTTTTACAACGCTCATTCTGACAAAAAGTATAAGCATCATTTCTTGATACAAGATAGGGCAAATAGTAATGCTTGTTGAAGAAGTTTGAAATGCGTGGCAAAATCTAATCATGCCAGACAAGAAACGACAAGGAAGACCTCCGTTTGAGATAACCGACAAGGTGTGTCGCAAGGCTGAGGAGTATGCAGCACAAGGCTTGACGGCAGAACAGATAGCTATGGTTCTTGGGATTGGTGAGTCAACTTTGTATGAAAAGCAGGTTGATTTCCCAGAGTTTGCGGAGGCTATTAAAAGAGGTAGGGGTCAGGGTATTGCTTCAGTGACAAATGCTTTGTATCAAAAAGCTATCGTCGATAAAGATAATACGGCCATGATCTTCTACCTCAAGAACCGAGCAGGGTGGGTGGATAAGCAAGAAACTACGACTACGGTAGAGCAAAGACACATCATAGATCTTTCAAGGATAACAGATGAGCAACTCACACAACTTGAGTCAGTATTTGAACAAGCTGTCATTGCCCCAAATCAAAGCCGAGAAAATGCGGCGATCATTGAAGGAGTTCACCAAGAACTGTTGGTCAACGATTGAAGCAGGGCGAGAATTCCATGACAACTGGCATATTGATGCTTTGTCAGAACATTTGCAGGCAGTTGTTGAAGGCGACATCAAACGGTTAATTATTAACGTACCACCTCGTCACATGAAGTCTATCTCTGTGGCTGTGGCATTGCCTGCTTGGACTTGGACAATACAACCTGATAAGCGGTTTTTGTTTGCCAGCTATGCAGGTTCTCTTTCTATCAGGGATTCAGTTAAATGCAGAAGGCTCATTGACTCTCAATGGTATAAGAATCATTTTGGAGGAGGTTTCTCTTTAACAAGTGACCAAAACCAGAAGCAACGGTTTGAGAATGACAAGACAGGTTATCGAATCGCAACCTCAGTTGATGGTGCATTGACTGGTGAAGGTGGAGATATCATTGTGATTGATGACCCACACAATGTACGAGAAGCTGAGTCCTCAGTGGTAAGAGAAGGCGTTTTGGAGTGGTGGGATCAAGCCATGCAAACCAGACTTAATGACCCTAAGACTGGAGCTTTTATTATTATTATGCAGCGAGTACATGAGAAAGACTTAACAGGTCACATATTAGCCAATGATATGGGATGGGATCATCTTTGTCTTCCAGCAAGATATGAACCCAATCACCCAACACCAAGCCAATCTTCCCTTGGGTTTGTAGATCCAAGAACGACAGAGGGTGAGTTGTTGTGGCCTAATCGGATTGACGAGAAGACATTGACTCAACTTGAAACCAGCCTTGGAAGTTATGCTGCGGCAGGGCAATTGCAACAAAGACCTGCTCCAAAAGGCGGCACAATACTGAGAAGTAAATGGTGGCGACCTTGGGAATCTCCTGATCTTCCTGAGATTGAATACATTCTTCAAAGCTATGACACAGCATTTTCAACCAAAGAAAAGAGCAGCTATTCTGCCAGAACCACTTGGGGAGTGTTCCGCAAAGAAGGTCAGGTTAACGCTATTGTATTGGAAATGTGGTACGACAGAGTTAGTTATCCAGATCTTAGACGTTTGGCCCAAGAGTCTTATGAAGAATACGAGCCTGATGCAGTGCTGATAGAAAAGAAAGCCAGTGGTCAATCTCTATTGCAAGACCTGCGTATGGCAGGCATTCCAGTTTTAGAGTATTCTCCTGATAGGGACAAAGAAGCTCGCGCTCATGCTTCGAGTGCTTTGTTGGAGGATGGCCGCATTTGGTATCCTTCTGAGAAGCGTTGGGCAGCAGACTTGATTTCTATCTGTGCTGCTTTCCCTACAGGCGAAAACGATGATATTGTGGACACATGCACCCAAGCTTGGTTAAGATTACGCAAGGGTTGGTTCATATCGCACAGTGAAGACTACGAAGATGAAGACAGAGAACCAAAACAAAAGGTAGCATTGTATGGCTGAAGTTGATGAAAATATCGTTCCTTTCGCTGACGGGAGACCTGTTGACGGACTTCAAGTGGAACCATTTGGAGAAGACGAAGTTCTGATTGGCGACCCAGAACTCGACCAAGCTCCACAAGACGAATCAGATTTCGATGACAATTTGGCTGAGACTATTGACGAAAAGGAGTTGATGCGGAAAGCGTCGCATCTTATTTTTCAATATGAAACAGATGAATCTGCAAGGGATGAATGGCGGCTTCGATACGAAAGCGGGTTAAAGACCTTAGACCCTGATGGTGGCCTTGAAGAATCAGAAGATGCAAGAGCGACAAGAGGATTGTCCACAGTTGTTCATCCTTTGATTGCAGAAGCTGCAACACAGTTTAACGCTCGCGCAATCACAGAACTTTATCCAAGCGGCGGCCCAGTAAAAACAACAATTGTTGGAGACGGTTCAGAAGAAGTAGAAGAGCAGGCTCGAAGGGTTCGAGAGTATATGAACTTCCAGCTTACTCAGGAGATGCCTGAGTATTTTACTGATTTAGATCAGATGCTATTCCAACTTCCGTTGGTAGGCCACGCATTTAAAAAGGTTTATTGGGACGCTAACTTAGATAGACAAGTCTCTATGTTTGTCAAAGCAGAAGATTTCTGTGTAGCTCCTGAAAGCAAAGACTTGCAGACATCATTGAGATACACCCATGTTATCCGAACACCAAGAAATGATTACAACCGATATGTTGAGGCAGGTTATTATCTTCCTGTTTCTAGTTACTCTGAGAC